GATGCAGAAAAAGGCAGATACGAGAATGACGGGAATTATCATCACAGCATCACCGATCACAACCAGTCACCCGGAGGGTGTCCTTCGTTGTGGTGCCATTATGAAATCGAGGAGGACCATCTCCATGCGGTTGATGGTAAGAACTACGCCTTCATAGAGTGGCTCTTATACCTGAATGAAAATTTCTTTCAGCCCTGGGGGTATCAGTTGAGTGGGAATATCGACTGGAATGGAGAAGACCATGACGACAGGGGTGAGATCCACGTAAGGCGCAACGAAGCAGCGGGGGTGAATGAGATTGACACCGTTGTGATGGAGGTGCGGTGGCCTAAGCCGTTTACAGAAGGGGTCTGGGCGAAACCTGAGCCAAAGCCAGTGGTTGAGACTGTTATGAGCCTTGATTGGGACGACCTCGATCAACTGTTTAGTACCGGGAAAACCCCTTAAAAGCCCCGTGTCAGGGCTAATGAGTTGCGGAGTCGGGTGTGTTATGGGATATTTCAGACAGTCAATCAATGACTAAGGAGGTAGCAAATGAATGAATCGCCTGTTGTGATAGCGCGAAGCGGGCGGGCTTCGCAGATTCCGTGAAAGAAGAAATAAGGGAGGCGAATTATGGCGAGGCAAGAAGAACGTCTTGCGATACTTGAGGTAAAAGTTGAAACACTTACGAGGATGGTAGAGGCATTAGCCTCGGGAGAATCAGGGGGAGCAACAGTGCTTGACTCTGACGAGGCAACAGCACTTGGACTGCTGACGACTAAGCAACACAAGTGTTTGCAGATGCTTTTGTTGGGAGCAACAAACCCGGAGATAGCAGAACGGTTTGGCGTTTCGATAAACACAGTGAAGGTGTTTGTCAGAACGATTGCTCAGAAGTTCGGCGTGACGTCGAGATCACAGATTGTAATGAAGGCAGCGCGGATCTTTGAGCAGATGCCAGACGATGTGTATGTTGGTATCTCGGGAGGGGTTCCCAAAAACTGGGCGAAGGAGGGCTCGAATGGCAAAGGCAAGAAGAAGCGGACTTCGCGTAACAGAGCGTGACGGTTGGTTGTGTACTGATGGCTATGTCAACGGTGTGCGCCATCGAAAGAAACTTGGTCTGCGTCCAAGCGATATAGCAGAAGCGCGGATCAAGTGTCTGGATATCGAGCGTCGCCTTCTGTTAAGCACGGGCAAGGGAGCAGAGCATCAGACGACATTCTCTGAGTGCGCTGATGCTTACCTTGATCGGCCAGAAGGGGTGTCTGGTACTCAGGCAAGGATGGTTAATCTACAAAAGCACTACTGGAAAGATACGCCAGTGGTGGAGATTAAGCCGACTGACGTAGCTGCATACGTTAAGAAGAGACACAACGGCAACAAGCCCGGCAGTATCAGACGAGATCTGAGCGCGATGTCCAGTGTGTTCAATCACGCCAGGGAACTGGAGATGATTAAGGTGGTTCCGAAGGTGCGCAAGCCCACGGTCGACGATCAGCGGGTTCGATATCTGGAGTTGTTCGAGATCGAACTGGTGCTAAGAACGGCCAAGGATGACATCAGACCAGTGCTGACTGCCCTGATTTACACGGGGGGCCGTCTGAATGAGGTGTTGGGGCTGGATTATCGGAAGGTTCTCGAGAAAGACGGCCAGTGGTTTTTTGAGTACGGCACTCGGAAGGGCCGGGGCTCGATGCTCAGGCGTCGGCAGGTTCCGGTGCATGAGAAAGTGATGAAGTTTGTTGATGAGAAAGCGCGAGATGGATTAGTATTTCCGAACGCGCGGGGTGAGCGTTGGTCAGACAAGACGTTTCAGGACAGGTTCTCTGCGCTGATGGATGAGTGCGGGATCGAAGACTTTGTGCCAAACGATTGTCGACATACCTTCGCCTCACATCTAGTGATTAACGACACGGGGATTAGGAAGGTTGCCGACCTGCTTGGTCACAAGACTTTAGCGATGGTGATGCGGTATTCACATCTGGCGCCAAAGAATTTAACGAGTGCGATCAATGGATTGAAGTGGGTGACATTCGATGACGTACTACTAGATGCACCCGAAAGTTGTGGTCACATAAAAGTTGTAAGGTAATTTTGTACGGGCGACTAAAATCAATTTAAGTAATTGATTAGAAAAAGAACGGAGAGGTGGCCGAGCGGCTGAAGGCGCTCCCCTGCTAAGGATTCTAAGGGACACCTTTGGTTGTTAATTGGGTGCAAGTTTGGTGCGCAACTCCTTCTTTTCATAATCGTTTTTACACCTTCGGGCGTTATCTTGGTGCGAAGGCTCATGCTTAAATTTTTGACTTTGGTCACAAGTGAGCCGATGCTTAATGTGTTGATCTATAAGGAGAGACACAAAGAGGATCTAAGAAGAAGGAAAACAATATGGCACAGACAATGACACAAGCCGAGAAGAAAGAAGCAGATATGGTCAGCGCAATCGAAGTGTTGGAAACAACAATCGGCCAGTTGGCTGAAGCGCGTGACCGTATGAGCACACAAGTCGGCGATGCGATCGAAGATCTAATGGACGCAATGATTGATACACGGCAGGCTATTGTTGGGGAGAGATCACAGCCATGCCGGAACAGCAGATTTTGCGGAAATTATGTTCCCGTTGACTGCGATCCCGAGGGTGTAACCTTATCTATCGTACAAGACTGAAGTCTCTCCAATAATTCTGGCACTGGTGTGCCAGTTGCGATGGATGCCCTGCACAGTCGGCAATGCAGGGCAGTCATCACAGGCGAGTTGTATTCGGCGATCCGACAAGCGATCGGTCGCTCTTCGTAGATATCACATAAGTTCTCTTCCGTGAGGTGCGAGCATTGCTCGACCTCGCGCGTCTCTAGGTTGATGCGCTTGCAACAAGCGCCCTGACAATCGCAACCTATTCCCGCATCAGATACTGCCACGCGTCCCTGTACTGCGCCCATTTGCTGTCCTCGTGTAAGTTGACTGTTAATTTTGATTTCACGTCTGACAATAGAGGTTCAGACGGGAAGATGAATACGATGTCTCGGGGGATGATGTACGCGACCAGGCAGTCGAAGTCGTCTAGTGCATACGGAACCTTCTTCCCGTGGGAGATCTGGAACCCGTAGTATTCGCCGTACTTCCTACGACTGTTATCAATCGTGGAACTGGACTTGATCTGGACGCGTCTGAGGAACCCGTCGTGTTCGGTGACGCAATCGTAAGTGCAGTTATCGCCGAATGGAAAATTAACGACAATTCCTCGCTCGAGGGCGTTGGCGCAGAAGCGGAGTTCGCCTAACTCGCCGACTGTTTTGTGCGGGAGCACCGCCAACTCTCGAGTTTGTCCCAAAGTTTGCGGTCAATGTCTGAGAAGGCTCCGTGTTGGGAGGCCCAAATAGCAAAGGCATCAATCGCGTCTGATTTGGTTTTCGCGCTTGAGAGTTTTTGTTGTAGTTCAGTTGAAGACATTTGTTGTGGTTTCTGCCGCGCTCGGGACATCTTGATATAAGTCTCCACTTTGTCTGAGATGACACCGGGTAAGGTGTCGTATGGAAAATAGGGATCTCTCATCTGAGTCTCCCAATTAGGGGGTAATAGCCCCTAATATTTCTTTGTGCTCCAAGGAAGGCCGGTGGGGAAACTTCCATGTCGGCCAGTGGCGAAATGAGCAATGTCGTCACGGATATTGCGCTCGTCTTCGAGTGGAGCAGTTGTGCTAGTCGGATATTCGAAGGGCATCACAGGCGGTCGAAAAGAGTGGGGGTATCTTTCATTCGCCGGGATCGGGAAACTTCCGTGCCTCCCTGGGGCATACTGCATCATGGCTTGACGGAGATTGCGCTCGTCTTCGAGTGGTGCGCCACCGCCAAAGACGGTTTTACTCCACCCCTCTTTAACCCTCCTCATAACTGGAAGTTTAATTTCAGATGCGAGATTCACCCCTCCCTGATCTACTTGGTATATAGACTGAACTTTTTTGCCAATGGTTTGGAGCATTTCCTTGCCCCCGCCATAGAGTTCTTGCAACGCTTCGCCCCACCCGATACCAAGTGTGCCCGGAGGGGTGCGTCCGTCGTCTGGTTTGTTTCCGTATCCAGCCATGTTTCTATTCTTACTCCTTATGTAAAGTTTTTCGTCCCGTCTGAGCCCCCGCCAGGGGGGCGAAGACTCACTTCTTCTTTTTCTTGTACCCGCTGGCGTATGCTGCTCGGGCCTGTTTCTGTGCCTGCGCCTTAGATGGGTACGTCTTGCCCTTGCTTCCCCACTTGTATCCGCCGTTGGTTTTCTTGACTGGCATGGTGTTATTCCCCGTCTGAGGGTTGGATATCTAAGGAAAAATTGGGGGGTGACTCATCTGATGAGCCAGTGTTTTGATTGCGTGCCACCGTCTTGTGGCAGCCACATCTGACATTGCTTCGAATCTTCGTAACTCGTTCAACCGTGCCAACTGGGATCTTGTTAATCCCGCCCCAAGTGTCTGGCGGGAGGTGGGTGTCGGCCAGGATAATCCAGTCCTCAGTCTTTCCAATGAGAATTCCATAGGTGTTCATGATCCATACTGGTTCGTCTGAGTCGAAGTCATGCCAACCGCTGACTTGTTCTGCGTCGATCCATTCCACGCAGACGAGTTCGTGTTGTATTTCGCAGTCGGGCATTCAAAACTCGAACATGGTTTCCATGAATCGCATCTTTAAGAAGTCGAACGCAGCGATGGTCTTGTAGCTCTCCTCAGCGCAGGCTGACGACCAGCACGAGCTGGTTGTTCCGTCTGAGTTAATTGCCACCACCGCCAGTCCCACCACCTCCCCCTTCTTTACCTGTTCCCTCAGTTCCTCGATCACTGACATCGCTGACCCAGCGGCCTGTTCTTTTTGGTTCAAAATTCGACCCACTACTTTGTCGCCCGTGTCTGCCAGTTTCAGTGACCGCATCTAAGTTCTCCTGTTGTGTTGTTGCGTCCCTGGAAAGATAGTAGCGGTATAGCAGGAGCAGGTCGTCCAATCTGAGCACGCACAATGACTCGCCAGTGGTTTGGCGATTACGTCGATTAACGACAATCGCTATGTCGGGGCAGTTGGTGGCCAGTTTATTACGCTCAGCTTGGCGCATGGCGTCTAGGAAGTTGAGGCGCTCGACCCGTTTGGCCTCGATAAATAGATCTGGTACGCCAAGGAGGTCCGCGCCGCCGGAGGCAAAGACAGACCCGCCGCCAGAGAGGGGTGCGCGCTTGGCGTCGGTGCCGACTGCCTCGTTGATGTAGGCGGCCAGTTCGCGCTCGAACTTATCGCCCTTGGCTTTGGCGCCTCTTCCGCTCACACCCATGGATCGTAATCTCCACGGGCTTTGCAGGGGTCGCAGAGGAACTGCATCCTTGGCCGGGGGTTGGTGTTCTTGCAGCGAAGGCAGGGGCGTCGCCAGTGGTTGACGGACTTCTTCGATCTGCTTGACTGATACTTGGCGCCTGCGAAATCTTGCAGTCCTTCTCGGACCAATATTCGTTTTAGGGTATCAGTGCAAACGCCGATGCGTTTGGCCAGTTCAGGGTAGGTGTGGTTGTTGTGGTTGTTTCGCAGCCAGCTCATATCTGCATCTGAGATGCGGATTTTCTTTGGCATGGGCGCAAATTATACCCAACAAGCACCCCAAGTACACCCAAAGGTTGACTCGTGGCAATGAGTCAGGCAAAATCAAAAAGCCGTTCAGGAGCGCAGGACACCAGAGCAATGATTTCCGGCTCCCTAGCGGACGCCGGAAATGATCAAACACTAGCGGATAAGCAGATGTTCAACGGCTTTTTGAGGGAGCAAATGATTAAGATGATTTCGAAGATTTTTAGCTGGGAGTTCATCGTTGTTTTTTACATTACTTTGGCAGCGGTGTTTCTACTATCGGGGTGCGCAGCCAGGTTGTCGGCAACTGTCGGGGATCACACTGTCCACACTGGGTTTCATTTGACGCACAAGGAGAGTTCAACCAATGACTGAACTAGCAAAGAAATTCTGGACAATTACCTACATGACCGGGGCCGTGGCAATCGTTCTGGCCCACGTATTTCTTGTCGGTTGCGTAGAAGTGGGATCGACCAGTGGTGGCGCATCGAGCGATGCTGATGCCACTGGTGGCTCAAGCAACCAGACTCAGGAACAGGCGCCAGCCGAATAGATTTACCCCCGCTGCCTGAAATTCACGTTAAATACGTCGGATAGAAGGTCTGGTCACTGGTGGGTAGCGGGGGTGAATGCTTCGTACGGAACACTCAGGATTTCGTACAACCACACGATTGTTTTTTGCCACTGGTAAGTTGATCTGTACGCACGATTGTAGATCTCCCGCAGTCGCAAGCGCAGAGCCAGTATTTTCTTCCGAGTCTTGCCCCAACAGACTTCGGAGCAGGGCTTCTTCTCAAGATCGTAAGTTGACCAAAACGCGCGCCCCTCGAGAAGTCTGCTGACGCCCGGATCATCCGACCCACTCCTTAACTGCTTTGAGCGGTTTATGAAGGGTCTTTGCGATCTCTTTCAAGGGTGTGCCCTGACTCGCCAACGCCTGAGCCTTCTGTCGGGGGCTTCGGCTACCCACCACCATCCGGCTTTCGTCCTGATGGTTCACCCCAAACCCAACCCATTGGCCCCACTCATGGTGCTCTGTCCACTCCCGTACCTTCCTGTAACGCAGTTCCATCACCATCTGTAGATCGAAGTCCTCAGACAGCGAACGGCTCATAGCGGGGAATACAGGCGTGCTGTACGACGCATCCCAGATCCCCGCATTTTGCTTGGCTGTTGTCTCGTCTTCATAGACCTGCGCGACCCTGATCTGGGTGTCGAGAATCGCAAGTTGGCCGGTCGATCCGGCTTCCCGACCAAGGCCTGACTCACCCGGCTTGTTGCTGTGGTGTACCGAGATAACTGCCAGCCCCATGTCCCGCAGTCTGAGAAGCACTCTGTTGACGTACGACCAGCCCTCAGCGCTGTTCTCTTCCAGGCCCACGAAGGCAGAGCGATTGGTATCAATAACGACAATCTCAGGGTTGGCTGCTTTGATGACCGTATCCAGGCGGCTCAAACCCCCCGGTTTTTTCAAGTCCATGTCCTCGTCTGAGAAGGGCGCCCAGACCTGGTAGTACCCCTCACTTGGCCCATACATTCCTTCCAGTGTTTTGAGCCGGGATCCGATTGTGCCTCGCCCCATTTCAAAATCGAGATATAGAACTCGAGCCCGTCTGCCAAGGAGGTAGGGGCCGAAGCGGTCTTGGCCAGTGGCGGCGGCATATAAGATGTGTTGTAGGAACATCGACTTTCCCGACCCGGAATAGCCGTGGATTTGGGTGATTGATTCGGGCCAGAGCCATGGCTCAACGATATAGGCACGGCTCGAGGCTTCCCCGATCAGGCGATCAGCATCGTTCTCCGTGAGTAACACGATGTCAGACGAGGGTTGTGCAGGCTTCTCGTGTTTCTCTAGGCGCTCGGGGTGATTACGGCGCTCAGCGGCTTCCATCGAGGCGACTGTCGCGAGGAATTCTGGTTCGGGGAGAGGCTCTTCGAAGAACTCCCGCATGAATGACCGGCCCTTCGCGCGCAGCTCGTCGCCCCAAAAGCCCCGAATAATTGAGTCGCTGATGTGTCTCATCACACGATCATTGCGACCGTTACCGCAGCCCGAAGGGATCTTCAGGGTGGTGGGGAACTTATCCCTGACAAACTGATATGTCTTGTCCCACTCTGGGATGTGGTTCCTAGCTGAAACTGACGACAGATCGAGGCTGGATAGGTCGAATTCTTCCCGCGTGTTGATGTCCACCACGCTGGCCGTGATCTGGGGGTCTGTCCAGATAGCCATATCGTCTGGGCTAATGCCCACTGGAATGTCCCACTCATACCCCTTGGATGGGGGGAGCAGGGCATAGCCACCGTCGCCCCGGAAATCGAGTCCGTCTATCTTGGGCCAAGAGACCCCGTCAGCGTTGACGCCTACCTTGTTACCCCGCAACTTGCCGTCGCCCGGATGCTCGAAGTACAGGTGACAGCCTTCCTTGCCCCGTTGGGTGCGGGTCTTGATGAAGGTTTGCAGGCCGATTCGATCAGCTTCTCGTTGTGCCTCGATAGTGTCGCAATCAACTATATAGATACCGGATATCGCGCCTGTCACAAGGGCGATGCCTGTATCTGGCCACTGGGTAAACCAGGATTCGACTTCTTCCGGGGTTGCTTGTCTTGTCTGAAACTCCTTCCATTTGATGTGAGGGATCTTCTTCCCCTGCCCAGAAACGCGAACGGGGATGATTGACCATCCCCGTTCAAGATATTCAAGCGCTGAGTCGAGTGTGTTAGTGCAGGTTTGGGTTGTGCTCGTTGTCATCGTTGTCATCGTTGTCGTAGTCCTCAAAGTATTCGTCGATTTTTAAGTCTGGGTGATGCCACTTCAGAGCTTCCAGCATTCGACTCGAGACATAACGATGCCTTATCCAACGGTACGGGGCGGTCCGGGGGGTGCCGAGCAGATTCGCCACGGCGCTTGCCCCCCCCATGTCTTTGACTAATCTGGCCACGTTGAATTTTTGTCGTTTCATGCTTGCGCTCCGTTCGGTATATGATACACTACTCGCATCCAAATCACACCCGGTCAGGTGTGACGCAGAGCATCAGGGGGAGCATCATGGAGAAAGACTGGGACTATCTTGAGCCAGGAGGGGGGGAAGAGAAACCCCTCAGCCCTGCGGCACAGTTATGTCGCGAGCGTCTGAATATTGAGCGCGGAATCAAGATTGCGAAAGAGCGCCTCAGCGAGATTGACGAAGAACTAAAAGAGGAATTCCCGAGGGACATTGGCGATTGGTCAATGGATCTTGACGGATACCTCGTGCGTTGTAAACGTGGGGCCAGATGGACTTGGGATACCGAGTTACTCAAACAACGATACGGCCCTGTGCCCCCGAAGTGGGTGACAACTACATATTCGATATCGAGAAAGGCGTACGAGAGGCTCGATGAAGAAGAGAAGGAGGGCATCACTGATGCTCTTTCAATAACACGGGGCGGGGCGAAAGTGTCCGTCCAAGAAGTGGGAGGGAAAAATGTTCAAACCGAAGAAAGCGAATGACGGTTCTGTGGCGTCAGCAAGCAAGACATTGTTAGTGGCGCATCATGGGTTCGGCAAGACTTATCAATGCCGATACCTTCAAGAGTCATTGGGGCCGGGGTTCATCATTAGTGGTGAAGCGGGGCTTAAGTCGATCGAGGACTGTGGCATCGACTACCTGGACTTCTCGTCGTGGGACGGGGTCAACGATCCTGAGCAGGGGATCTATTCATTCAAGGGGATTATCAAGATGATGAATACCCCCGACTTCAAAAAACAGAAGTACAAGTGGCTCTGTATTGATAGTCTTACCGAACTGTCTGATCGATGTATGGCGTGGGCCGAAGAAGAATTTGGCAGCAACGGTTTCGAGAAGTACGGGGCGCACAGTACCCAAATTATTGGAGCCATGAAGTATGTGCGTGATCTGCCCATGCACATTTATATCACTGCGCTTGCTGCTGAAGAGCAAGACGACAATGACCAGACGCATTACTGGCCACTGCTCAAATCAAAGAAGGTGGCAAAGCAGGTGCCAGCGCTATTCGATCATGTGTTGTGCGGGATTCGCCGAACGACGGGCGACCCACCGCATGTGCATATCGAGCGCTTCATCATCACTGAAGAAGTAAAGGGGTGGCACGGAAAAGTTCGCGATCCGCGCAATCGGCTTCGGCCAGTTGAGCGGTGCGACAACATCATATCCCTGTTCGATCGTATGTCTATGGACGACAACGAATATGGGAAGTGGGTTGAGACGGCAAAACGCGCCAAAGCTGAGGCGCAGAAACAGAAACAGGAGAAGAAATCATGAGTGAGTGGACAGGCTTTGCGGATTTAGATTTGGGTAATGTTGATGTTCGTGGTGGTAGTGCGATCCTCGAACCCGGCAACTACAACTGTTCGGTGATTAACGCCGAAATCGTGAAGACCAAGAGCGGTCGGGGGCGACAACTGAAGGTTGAGTTCCGAGATGAAGGTGGATCTGGCACCATCACCGACTGGCTGAACATCCAGAATGAAAGCGATATCGCTCAAAAAATTGGCCGGGAAAAACTGAAGGCCATCCTCGAGTTCGGGGGTCACGACAACCCCAATAAGCCCGGAGATATATCGACACTGTCTGGATTGCGTGTTGGTGTGTCGGTCGGGATGAGCAAGGAACGCAAAGATCCCCGAACAGGCAATGTGTATGGGCCTAAGCGCGAGGTGAAGACATACTATCAGGCGAATGGTGCGGTGCCTCCCACATCTTCGGGTGCCTCCTCCTCACCCGATGATGACTCGCATCTCTTTAACGACGAGTTGAACTTCGCCTGACCACTGGGGGGCGGGAAACCGCCCCCCTTTTTTTATGTTGATCAAAGACATTCTCGAAAATTTCAATGCCTGGGATCGACATCAGGAGTCAGCCCCTCGCCAATATATTGGCGCTTCGATTATTGGAAATGAGTGTGAGGCATATCTGGCGTACTCGTTGCGAGGCTTCCCAGAAGATCCGATAAGCCCGAAACTTAAGCGAATCTTTTTGCTTGGGCACAAGATTGAAGACATTGTCGTTGCCGACATGAAGACAGCAGGTCTGGATGTTTTTGAGAAAGACAACATCACTGGACGGCAATATGAATTAACCGATCACGGTGGCCACGTTCGTGCTCACATGGATGGTCGAGTCGTCATTGATGAAGAGCTGCTTTTGTTAGAAGTCAAAAGCATGAATGACTCTAATTGGAAGAAGTTTAAGAAGCATGGGGTCGCAAAGAGTCACCCCAAATACGTGGCTCAGTGCCAGTTGATGATGGGGCTGGGAAATTTCGAGCGATCGTTTTTCATCGCATATAACAAGAACACGTCCGAGTACCATGCGGAGTACATCGACTTTGACCCATTCGTTTTTTCGAATATGCAGCATCGCATCGAAGTCGTGATGCGCAACCAGGCAAGGAAGATCTCGAGATCGTCAGACGATTGGAGATGTCGAATGTGTTTCAGGCAGCAGGTATGCTGGAATCCGTCTGAGGCGGATATTCCTAAGACCTGCGTTACCTGCGAAAATGCAGTGCCCGTGGACAAGCCAAACCATTTTAAAAAATGGTGGTGCTTACTTCACGATGAACCTGCTGAAGCAACTTGCGGACAGTACAACGCTTACTACCCCTTGGAGCTCGAATGAAAAACACAGAAGAATTGATCGATAAATGGCAGACAGCCGTTATTGCCTACAGGGATAAGAAGAAACAGTTGAACAAGATTGACATCGAAATCAGCAGTGTTCGCGCCAGATTGCAATGGCTTATGTTCGGAGACAACGAAGGTCAGGTGAAGAAGGCGCAGGACAAGGTCAGACACTTGCTCAAACATAAAGAAGAGTTGGAGAACCAACTTGCTGACTTGAAAGCAGATGCAGATATAAGAGAAGCCCCGGCGCGTGAAGCCTGGGCACTGATTGTTGCTAAGTGTGGCCTTCGATAAACAGAAATATCAACAGGATCAACTACAGTTACGGCACCATGCTGCGAGATACGCCTGGAAAAGACGGTTCGAACGAACGCCCTCCGGCATTAGTTGGGCCAGGTGGTTCGACAAGAAATTTGGGCTGACGTTAGAGGAGTATGCAGACTGGCTACGGGAGCACAACACGAATGCTAGTGCCTGATGGGTTTGAGTCCGCAGTCATCGGCGTTGTCCGCCGATTCTCAGACACGTTTATCTTGCTGGACGAAGAGAAGTGTATTGAACTGCTTGAAGCCGATGGCATGGCCTTCGAAGAAGCGATCGAATACTTTGAGTTCAACGTCATAGGAGCGTGGATGGGGCAGGGCACCCCGGCGTTTCTGTCAGCTCGTCTTACGATAGAGCTCAGGGAAGAGATGGGCTCAGACGAGATTACCAGCTAGATCCCCAGCCAGATCCCCAACTTCCACTTGATTTGCTTTTCCGAGCAGTCGCTTCTCCTGCGACTGAATCCACAACACCTTCCCTAAACGCCCGGATTCCACCAAGAATCGGGATGCGACTGGCAACTTGTCTGGCCGCTGCCCTGCGTTTCCCCGGTGCTTCGTCGCCCCTTATCATCGAGTGAGCGCCCTGGAATACTTCAATCGCTCCTTGTGTGTGACTGAAGCTGGGGCCAAGGAGTGCCGACATGATTCTGTTCACGCCGTACTGCCCGTTGTCTGCGTTGGCAGCAGCGCTGTGCATCAACTCACCGAGTAACGACAAGCCACCCAGATGCCCGAAGCCTTCAACGTAGTTGCCGAGCCATGCGTCCATGTCTGGATGGAGGCGCGGATCATAGCCGAGCGTCTCTGCTAATTCTTCCAAGCCGATCGAGTCGAGTGACTTGTTAAGAGATCGCTCTCGAAGGGCTGACTCGCGTTCGGTATCGCCACCACGGAATTGCGCGTAATCCTTGGCTGCCAGTGATCCGGCACCAAACCACGGGGCAATCGCCGCGAAATAGAGCAGGGGGGTTTTGTTCCCGGCTTTGAATTCCTGAATGATCCCCGTGGTTTCATTACGTCCACCGACCATACGGCCCATCATCATCGGGAATGACTTTAACTGGAACACCATAGCCCCGATCGGTGTTTGACCCCACATTGGGATGTCGTTCGGGTTGGGGGCGTAGATGGACTGGTTAGCAAATTTAATCAGCGACATCTTTAGAGCGTCGTCTGAGCCGATATCGTTCGGTGTATCGAGCTGGTAGGCGCCATCTTTCATCAGATGCTCGAGGCCGTACGATTTCAAAACACGAAACGCTCTCTTACCTCGTCGACTATCTTTGCCGTATTGGAAGTAATTTTTCTGCTCGGCCTTGAACCAGTTGTATCCGACCAATCCTGCCCACTCTCGTTGCATCTGAGTCCACGGAGTCAGCATCGTTGCATTGAAGAAAGATGTTGCAAGTTTCGATCCGTCCACACCGTACTGGTGAACCAGTCGCTCATGCACGAGGTTCTCGATGGCTATGCCGGATTCGCGCATCATGTCCCGGTAGTTCGGGTTTTTGGCCCAGTCACGCATTCCTCGGAGCCAAGCCTTAATTGATCCCGAACGGATTAGAGGCAGCACCGGGTCAGTGGTAGACGTCAGTGCCGTCCATCCAAGCAATGTGACTGCGGTGAAGTTGCGCGCCTTCTTCGATAAGTTATGTTGGGGCTCAAAGAACCGGCTGCCACCATCGATGGGTTTACGCTGAAGTGCGTTCATCATCATTTCGATGTGATCGAGTTCCTGAGAATGGATGACCGGATCTTCCTGAACAATCTTCATTGCAGCGACAATCGCATCGACTCGCTTACCCCATTCCGGGTTCGGCTCTTCAGACAGATCATCGAGATATTTCTTGGCGGCGAGAGCGCCACGGTTGCGGTACAGATCCATTGCTTGACGTACAGCAACTGCGGCGTCATTTCGTGACTCTGCACTGTAAGGTGCGTTGATGACCCGGTGCTTGAAGTTAGCGTGCTCTACGACAGCCTCGCCCCCGACTCTTCCCTTAATGGGACGCATCTTGATTGAGTCAGAAACGAGAAGATCAATGATTCCTTCTTCGCCTTCTTGGATGACTTTCTTGTATGCGTAGAAGCCGTGGTTCTTGACGCCAAACTTGTTGTGGAACAGCAGCCTGGATGTTGTGCCATCAAGGTACTTGACGAGCACGTCGCGCAGATTGTTTTCGAGGAAGGGCTCGAGCGCATCAACCATCTCGGGGTACTGATCCAGACGGATCAGCCTCTGGTAGTCGATGTGGTCAGTTACCTTGTCCCGACTTCCACCGCCAGCGGGGGGGAGATTGATGCCGTCTTCAAGCAGGAGCGTCTCAGTCATTCCATCAGCTCGGTGTAGCGCATCAGACATTGATAATGTCTCTCCACGGTCCTGAGCTTCGTGGACAAAATACCTGGCCATCCCCCGTCTGAAGTCATCCATGTTTCTACGGATCTTCTCTGTGCTCCAAATCTGGGGGAAGTAGTTTTCGATTCGGCCAGTAATGATTCCGGCCTTCTCCATTTCATTTATCTCGTCGGCGAACATACCGCGAATCATTGCTAGTGTTTCTCGACCAGCGGGGGTCAACGACTTCTCGTATTTATTCCCCGGAGCCCGTCTGAGCGCCTTCGCAATTTTTTCTTCTTCCGCCGTCATATTCTTGGATAGCGGATTGGATTTCGACATCCATCTCTTCATTGCGCCTTTGACATTGTGGCCAGAAGTTGCGTCGTTCAAGCGCTTGATGATTGGCATGATCTTGCCAGCGAGCATGATGTGGTGACTTTCATAGTATCCGGTGCCTTCGACTGGGGCCACCCAGTCAGCAAACCAATTGCCGCCCCAAGCGCGGATCCGACTGGAGTTGGTTCTGAGCTGCAAGCCGCGAGCAACTTTCCGCACCTCCCGTATATCAGAGTCGGTGGCTTTCTTGCCCTTAAGCATATTCCGCATCGTATCGACCAGACGGGGCGATGTGCCTCCTTCTTCCAGGGAGTTACCGATTGCAGAGAAGTTCATCGCATTGTTTCTTGCGCGGGCGTCTGCGATGTGTGCGGACATCAAAATGCCGTTCGGGGTTACGCCATCGACCACATCAGCTCGCGGTTGAATAACGTGCTGGCTGAATACGTCTGACGTGCCGTCAAACTCTTTTGCTGTCAGCGCTTTGACCTGGCTCTGATCCCAAACCACAGCCCCATCAAACAGAGTTTCATCCCCATTATGGTCAACAAAACCGTGCGTGTATGTCATCCCATCGTAGCCAAGCTCATCTTTCAGGAACTTGGCCAGAAGTTCTTTTGCGTGTCTCTTGCCAAGCGAGTTTTGATTGGCGTGAAATGCGTCGACAAGCGCTTTGTATGTGTCGCTTCCGTTTAGTGGTCGGCTGAAGTTGGCGTCAATTCGGCGCAGCGCGAATGAATCAAGCACACCCATCGTTGATCCAAGTTCTACAATTTCTCTAATCAGGGGGCTGTTCATGTCGTAAGACCGAGCATCTCTGAAGTCAACTGGATGGTTAATGTGGGCAACCATCGGGATCATGTGGGGGTCATCGCCAATGCCGTGTTCGCGGAGCATGTCTTGCGCGAAGCGTTCGACATCGCCAGCGACCCGCATGTATTCTTTAGATTCACGAATGCTTCTGGCGATTCGTGAATTCTTGTTGAGATCCTCAAACGTCATGCTGGGATCTTCGTAGGTGATCTCCTGCTCGATTCGGCGAAGCAGGGCATTGTTGTGCCGGATAACATTTCGGGCATCGAGCAGATCGAGCGCGACACCGAGCATTTCTTCCGCTTCCTTGTCGGTCAGGGCGCCTTTCTCCAATGCGTCTCTGATGCGGAATTCGTAGCTACGGCTGGAAACAGCACCGCTGGCGTAAAAAGTCGCAGCCTTCCTGGCGTTCTCGCCATAAGTGACATAGAAGCCCGGCCCCCAGACAGAGCCGGAATCAGACATGTTTACTTTAAATTCGGGGGTGGCCTCGATCGGTCCGCTGGCTGTGCCGTGCCAAAAGACTACGGGCGATGAGTCGCTCGCTCTTCCTATGCCGCGCCCAACGAATGACATGACCGCATCAAACCGCTGTGGGGTCATTGATTCCAAAAGCTGACCGACGTATTCAACGGAATATTCCTGGGGAATTGCCGTGCGTCTGCCAAGGGTATCAAGTAGTGGATGCTTACCTCCGACACGCAACGGGGCGAACATATCGCCGAATGCGTCCAGCATTGGGAATTTAGCTTTTAGCTCTTTGCTTTTGATTTGACCATTGAGCACGTAAGCCAGACCCTCAATGGTCCTGTCTTGTATGTTGACTAAATGCGGGTCAGATATCTGGGATCCAGAATTATTTAAAAGGCGCGCGGTGTCAAAAGCAAACCAGTGCAGAGCATCGTCACGTTCCTCGTCAGCGTAAGTCCGGCGCTCAAATTTAGCCAACTGGCCTGTCGCGTTGTAATTTTGTTTTTGACGGAGCATGTCGTCCGTCCTGCTGATTGGCCTGTAGGCCTTCATCACGGCAGTAACATCTTCTTCAGAGAGAATGCCAGAGTGGATAACGTGGCCTAAAGTATCGGTTATCGATTTAACGTGGCCACGCCCCTTCGCAACTTTGTTCGACCCCTGCAACCCGACAACTATTTCTCTGATAGATCGTCTGAGGGACTGGAATTCTGGGTCTCCAAAATCAGTAAATACAGAATCCGGGTGCCGGGGTTTTGGTCGTTCTGCTCCCGTAAAATCAGCCAAGCGGTAGATGTCACCGTTGGTGACGAGATTCTCGTGCTCCGGTCCCGGTTGAGTTCGTCCGGCCAACGCAAGAAGGCGGTACATGATCCGTCTTTCAGCTACTTGCCTGGCTGGGTTACGGTTGCTGAACTGAGTGAGAATTTCTCGAACATTTGCCCTGGCGCTTGCGGGGATGCCATCGTTTGCCTCATCGCCAACGGTGTCCGCAAGTTCGCGAGTCATAATGTCTATGACGTGCTTGCTGCGCACCGCCTGGATCTTATTGTCCGGGTTGTTCTTGTTGTGAGCGCGGCGACCATACTCGTACAAGACTTGGTGCAGTCGTCCAGAATCACCTGCTCGCCAAGCATCTCGGCCAGCAACGAGAAGATCTTTGGTGTTCATTTCGAACACCTCGTTTGGTATCTCGACTGGATCCACTGGAAGGGGGCGGGCTGCAACACGAGCTCCGTACTCATTGGCGATTTGCTTGCCAAATTTGCCGGTTGAGTGCTGTTCCCAAAGCGTGAGAAGTTCGTCGTCTGAGAGTGTCTTCAGGCTTGGGGAGTTGACGGGAGGCGCGCCATTGTCTTTGGCCACCATGTTCTGCGCCTTCTCGAGATCCTTGGCCACGCGCTCCTTGCGCTTCTCTCGTTGTTTGGCCGCTGCTGCATACTTCCGGCCACGACCGCCGCCCTTGCGTCCGGGGGCTCGGTAATCTCCGTTTGCATTTTTGTATGCGTATTTCTTGACGGAAGGCGGCATGTTGTCTGTCCGGTAGTGCTCGCCTTCTGTGTTGTAAAACTTCTTGGCAAGACGTTGTCTGATGTCTTCGACAATGTCTCGAATGGGGCGCATGGGCACATTTGGCTGTTCTGCGACAATGCCTTCATCGAGGAGCCTGCGGACGAGTTCAGTCCTTCTTACAAACTCCATAGAAGATGGATCAATGTCGCTTAGGACTTCGATCGATCTATCGAAATTGATACCTTCTGGAATATTGAGCGCGTCTTTGAGTTCCCGTGATGCTCTTGCAATTTCAGACTTGATTGGCGCAACAGCGTTAAGTGGGTTCTTACCGTCTGCACCACCGCCAATGGAGTAGAGGTAGTGCATCAACTCTACTGGGACGAAGAGGGATTGCTCGATATCTTCGCCCTCGAGTGAGCCCTCGAGTCGTTCCATAATATCGTCGAGCGCCCATGCCCGATTCATAATCGCCTGGCCCGCCCGTGTACCTGCTCTAGTGGTGGGACCGCGAAGTGCTGCGGCGCGTGCCTCATTTGCAGGAAGAATCTTCTTGAACAATCGCTCCATCTCTGGATCAATTCTTCGGCCATCCATGTACCTGTCAAAGATGGCTTTCATGTAGTTGACCATTCTTACCCAGAATGTTTCATTACCGATTTCATTGCGGTAGACGTTCTGAGTGGCCCAGCGTTCTAACTGACTTGCGAAGAATTCCCCTGGGCCTTCAAGTGCATTGGTTCGGATAAGCGCATTGTCAATCGTTCTGCCTTCAAGGGCGGCGAGATTCAGCGATCCGTCTTCATTGTAGTAACGATTGAACATTTGCAGATATTCAATCTTGTCTGCATCTGTGAGGATGTTGTCCCATGCCCAGTGACCGACTTCGTGAATCAGGCGGCCAGCGTTCGGTGCGTATCCGTTTCCTAAGTCGCCAACTTCAATGGTGTTCTTACCATGGGCGAAACCAAACCCACCGTCTTGGTTAGCCTGAATAATTGGGGCGCGGCCCGGCGCGCCACTTGGGGACAACTTGTAAGCGATTGACAGTTTCTGCAAAACACTTCGCGCAACTGTCTTGGTTGCTTCGTCAGACTCGCTGAAGATGTTGTTGACTAAGCGGTCTGTTGCCTGGGTAAGATCTTCGTCCTGCCTTCTTATCCCGTTGGGGGCGAGTTGGCGACGCACTTCAAGCATGGTCTCAAGCATTGTCACTCGATCCCGATGCTCATCGATCGTTTTGGCGAAGCCTCCTTTCTTTGATTCTGGGAAACCGTGGCCCAGGTCTAAAATTACTCTGTCGAGGTTTGAGCCAGTGATTACGATTCGGCCGTCTTTATATGCGGCGTTATCAAAATATTCTGAATACTTCGTTCCAACCTGAAGGATTTTTTCGTATATGTCACTGAAGGGGCCGGTGACAACACGGCCGCCAGTTTTCGGGGTTGAGAACAGCTCAAAGGTTTGAGCAGCAAACGTGTCGATTGACGTCTGATCAGATCCCGGCTGGCCTTCTGGAATTTTTGCGATGGCGGGGGCATCGTCTGGTGTATCTGGGACGAAGTGCTTAGCGAAGTTGGGGTCAGACGCGCTTATTCCACGGGGTACTGATCCAACGATCCAGTCCTCTTCTTTCGCGTTACCGAGCAAGTCCCGATAACCCTTGCCAGCAGCAATCTGGTTCTGGGAAATAACCCGTTTACTTTTTCTCTCAGACAAGTCGCTATCACGTTTGACGATTGCAACAACACGATCACCCTTGCGAACTCCAGGTTGTACAGAAGGTTCTGGAATCGCGATGCTCGTCCCCTCGAGTGCGAATTCCTCGTTGATGCGTTTAATTGCATCTTGCAACGTCTGGGGGTTTCCACTTTCCTGGTAGTCTTGGAATGCTCTAGTGATTGCTACGGTGTGCTCTTCTGGAGTCCTGGCAACGGAGTCGAGAATCTCTACATCGCCGTCTTCGTTCGTGACCTGTCTGCGACCCGTCTGAACAACGGTGGCGCCAGCTTCGTCTGGAGTTACCGCGCTCTCAAGTCCGTCCTCGTCATATATCAGTTCGGCGTCGTCTACCTGTTCTGGAGTTTTGTCTGGGGACTTCTCTTGTTTGGGGCCAAGACGCGCCTCCAGACGTGCAAGTTCATCTTGCATTTCTGGATACGCAACTGCTTCTTTCTCTGTTAGTAGCGCATTCCGATCAATCTTTGCTTTGATGTTCTTGATTGCTTCGGCCAGGGTTACGCGGCGGCGCTCCGCAGCAGCATTATGCGCCGCGTCAGGCGTTACCTTGGGGCCAAGATCAACGTCCTCTGCGATCTTATTTGCGACGTTGATGTTGTTTCGGTTGGAGAAGACACGGCCAGTGGTGGGGTCGTACCAGACTTCCTGGCCCTTTTTAGCGAACGCTGGTTTGAATACACGTTCGCCCATCTTTTGTAGCTCAAGCAGTTCTTCTGTTGCCTGGGCATCTCCCTTGTCCGCTCGGGACTTGGCATCTTCTATTGCCTCTTCTCTCTGTCTGCGCGCATCGACATTCTCGGTATCGACGCGTTTGGTGTCAGACAGGCGTTCGGTGCCTGTGGCCCTGAATTTGATGGGAGATTTGGTGCCAGTTAAATCAGCATAGGCTCGCGCTTCAGTTTCGCCCTGAATACCGCGTTCCTGTGCTTCGCCAGTAAGTCGGGCTGTGGTCTTTGTTCCTTCGTCTGGGGCGGCTTCCTGCGGGACCGCGCGCTCGAGATCTCTTTGTGCTTTGGCTTCGCGAGCGATCCGCAAATTTTCTGCAATAATTTCCGCAGAAGTTTTTTGTTCGTCCGTGCGTGGGCCAAGCGATCCTTCAACCTTGTCTATTGCTGTTTGAGTTGCGCTCTTCTTACGTTTGCGCGGGCCGATCTTTCCTTCGAGATAGTCGGCGCGAACCTGTTGCTCCAAGCGGACGCGAGCTGCTTTGAGAAATCCATCGACTGAACCGTACATCTCTTTCATGGCTGGGTTGGCCATGAGCATCGGTGTAGCGTTTTGTTCTATCTGTTTCCAGCGCTTGCCGACTTCTCTATTGATCCACTTGGCATCTTCGTCATTAAGGCCTTCTAGGAAATGATGAGACTTTGGCTCCTGGTTCATGATAGTGAGCCACTGATCTTTCATAGCGTCCTGCACATCTTTGGGCAGGCCGTTTTGCTCGATCCTGTTGAACACAATGGTTCGATCCAAGAACGAATCAGGGTTAGCCAATATCATTTCTGTGGAAAGCGCTACCAGTGCGTCTTCAGCAGACTTGGGGGCACTGCTTGCCGCAGTTTCACCGACGGGTGTCTCGTTAGCCTCTACTGACGCAGCGTCTTCGTCGGCCTTCGTTTTCCACTCATCGAATTCCGCCAGGATTTCTTCTGTTGTCTTATTGGATCCGTCTGGTCGTTTTACTCCAAGGCCAGCGTGCTGAGCCAGCTTATAGGCCAGACGTTGGGGTCGCGTCTTTTCTAACTGCTGTTCGGTAACGATGTTGTTATCGAGCAGGTATTGTCTGTGGGTATCTTTAAGTTTCTTAGGACGCCCCTTCGTCTGAGCCGGTTCCGCATCGGCGGTGGTGGTGGCGGTGTCACCGGTGGTGGGAGCGGTGTCGGCGGTGGGGGTGGCGTCGGTGGTGGGAGCGGTGTCGGGAAGCGGCTCTCCTCTGGCACCAATAGCAGCGGCGTCTGAGCTGGGTTCCGGCTCAGACGGCTTCGGCGGGCCAACTTGCTCGGGTGGTTTTGGCGGCCCGGCGGGGTCAATAACTTGACCGGCATTTAGATTGTCAGCTCCCCACGATGTTTCCGCAGACTGAAGAAAAGAAGGCTGGTCTAAAGTTTGGTCTAATTGATCAAGCTCGGATGGGTCTAGCGCGACTCGTCTGAGTAATGTTTCGTATTCTGCTCGCGTCTTTGCGTTGTCGATTGTGCGAATGCGGCCGATCTCAATTCTTTTGGGATCGTTTGATGCGAGCATTGCATCAATTTCAGCCTGCTCTCGAAGAATCCTGGCTTTCCAGTTTTGAAGTTTTCTAATATTTGACAGGCGAGTAGCAGCTTCCTGAATTTGATCCCAAAGAGTGGACTCTGGTCCTGACCCCTCTGCCGATAAGCGAAGATCTACAAGTTCTTCTTCTACCTGTCTTCGCTGCTCAGCCAGGAGACGCTCTTCCGCATCGAGGCCCGAATCCGGTGAGCGGGTTGGTTCAATTCCGGCGCCTAACGCGAGCTCTTCTTCAGACATGGTGTCTGAGCCATAGTGCGGAGCCCTGTCGAGGTTCTCAACTTCTTCTTCAGTAAGCGGTCGTCCACTGGGGACTCCGTCTTCGAACATGCTCGGGTCGTTAAACATCCCGATGGTGTCACCGGGGACTGTTCTTTCGATATGGGGGGCGGGGAGGCTTTGCTGCCAGGCTTCTTTGAATTGCTGCTCACCGAGCTGCGCAATGTCTTCGTCTCGCCAGCCAGCGGATCTGAGTTTTTGGATGTTGCTCAGTGCGCGAGTGCCAACGAACCAAGTGGCTCCGCCTGAGATTGCGCCGCCAATTACACCGCCGATGAGCACCCCGAATCCCGTGGCAAGCCCGAGTTCTCCATAATCGAATTCATCTTGGACGCCGATCTCTATATCGCGGAGTTGGCCCATGGTATTGAGCGCTGCTTCTTGGCCACCAGAGATTCCGGCTTCGAGGGCGCCCACTTGCGCCATTCGTTTCTTGCCAATCGCGGAAGTTGCTGTTTTCCCCTTGGCTATCTTGCCCGCAAGCGCTGCGCCACGTATGCCTTTTGCTGCTAAGCCAATGCCCCCGAAGTTCGTGATGTCCCACAAGGCATTGCCGACATATCCGCGCGTCCATTCCCACCACCCTGGGTGTCCTTCCTCGCCAGGTCCAGGCATGTGCTGACGGACGCGAGCAAGGCGGGACTTGATGCGCTTCATCTCCTGGTCATCGTTTGATGCTTCTGCTAACAGGCGTCCAGCGAGCAGAAGATTTGTGTCACCACCGGATTGGAGCCGATACCAGTAGTTGACCATGTCCTCATCTGAATCGAACTTGCCGCCCTCTACTTCGAATAATCTCCGCATGTCCGCCAGGACTCGAGGGTCAGACAGCACTTTCGACTTGTCTATGGATTCGACGTCATAGTCCCATTGGTCTGAGTTCTCATTAATGTTGCTCTGCTGAGCTATGAGTTCATTAAGGGTGGGCATATTATTCAGACTCCAATAATTCTTGCAGACGCGCTTGATGCTCTAATAGTTGTTCTTCGAGTTTGGTAATACGGTCTTTTCGGAATGTCTCTATTCGCTTACCAAAGCGTCTCGGAGAAGACGGACCAGACGTATCAATCGGTTCTTGCAGCTTATTTAATTCGCTTTGGATTTCCGCGATCTGTTTCTCTAGTTTTCGTTGTTTCATGTCTTTGACGGCAGAGATATTTCCGTGACGGTAAGATCTGGTCGTGGTGTTTTTTCGGACTGTGTCTTTGTCAGATCCTGGTCGCTCATCTTTCGGGGGATCTGGTAAGTTAATAGACCCCAGATTTGCTTGAATGTCTTTTATCGTTTGGAGGTAGCCCTTGAGCGTCTCAATGTTGTTGTCCTGAATATTTCCCCCGAATCGGCCAGGCATACTGATATATGTCTGGATCTCCGCTTCTGCTTGGGCGAGGGCTTTGTACATCTCATCCGCCTGATTCACGATCGGCGTTACTTTGGTGTCGTAATTTTCCCGAGTTAGATCATCACCCAGACTGCTAAGTTCTTTTTGAATGTTGATGACAGAGTTGACGAAGTTTTCCGCTTCTTTAATCCCTTGTGTGATCTCATCGTTGTACGTGTCTGCGTCAATGTATTGAGGCCCGACAAGATATGCGGCCTTGCGCTGTGCCTCAGACGACATAAACTCAGATTGCGTCTTGGGTAGCCGGTGAGCCGTACCCGTGGCAGCAAGCATCTCATTTTGCGCTGCCTTGAATATTGGTCCAGCACGTTGCTGAAGACGTGTTGCGATGGCAAAGGTATTAACAGGCTTGCCATCTGTCAGTTCTTCTTTGTTGTCCGCTGCGTAGTCAATCAGAGCTTGGATGTAATGATTGGTGCCGCTTGATAGATCGAAGTAATAGACGCCTCCCGCATTAAAGAGCTGTTGGATCGCTTTTGAGACTGCCATCTGGTATGGCTTATCGTTTGCGAATCGCTGATCACCGCTTTCCCCCACCAAGCCCGTTATTGCATTTGTTTGGTTCTTATACTGGTCGCTGTTCAGGTACTTCTTTTGGGCATCAAGCTCTTCGTGATACGTCTTTAACATATTGCCCTTGTATTCGGACTGGTTCTTCGCAAATACTCCCTTGCCGATTGCGTTTAAGCGGGACCACATATCTTTTGCCGTTATTTCTTCGGGGTTAGGCATATTTGCTTGTTTAGCTAATTCTCGAAACCGTGATAGTTTTTCTTCCTCAGTTGTGTTGGGAGCAGTAAGTCCAGACCATTCGTGTTCGTCTTTTACAAGTTTGTCGAGTTCTGATTCGGCTTGAGCAGTTTCAGCGCGGATTGTTTTTGCGTAGTCGCGTTCTGCCGACGTTTTAATTTTTGAGATAAGCGACTCATTGGTTATGCCAAGTTGCTTCCCAAGCGCCACGGCATCTATTGTCCCGTCTGAGCCCGATAAAAGGCTTCTAATCATTGACTCATGTTTTGATAATGCTTCATTGGCAAGCTCATTCATTATTGGGTCAATGTTTTCACTTGAGCGTCGGGTAATTAAATCGGCTGCGGCGTCACCTTCGTAGCCCATGTCTTTAGCAGTTTGTTGGGCCGCCTGTTTTTGGTCTTTATAGAGTTTTAGATTGGCGAGCCAAGTAGATTTTTCTTTTGACGCGATTTGCTGTGCGCGATTAGTTTCGTTAAATGCGGCTAGTTGTTGGTCGGACAGTCGTTGTCTGGCGATGTCTTCATTGACCTGGGTTAGTTGATCTTTGGTGCGGAACATCGTGTTCCACACGCTGTTACCGCCAAGACGATCGCCCCAGGTAGATTTGAATTGCTGCTGAGCATCTTCCCATTTGGATAAGTCGATCGCGCCTGTAGAGTCAGTTAGTCGCCCTAGAATATCTTTCCACTCTTGTCGGGCAGCGGCTCGTCGGCCGGAGAATAACTCTTTCCCCTTCTGGTCTGCATATCGATACAGGGATCCAGTGTCTCCGGTAGCGGGGCTGCCCAGGGTGCGCAGCCCCTTGAAAGCAGCATCGGCCGCATCCATTCCCGTGCCTTCGATGAAATCTTTTCGGATTTGCAGGATGGCGTCATAGTCTTCCTGTGGCTTGCCAGTGGAACTGGTTTCCATGTAATCCTGGTATCGCCTATCGAGTTCTGACTGAACTGTTTTTCTGCGATCCAGAACTTCACCGGTGCGCTTCCAGTTCGCTTCTTGCAGATTTTTTTGAGCGATTTCGCTGAGGCGATCGTCGTCAGGAAGTAAGGCAAGCAGAGACGAGCGGCCATTGGTTATCGCATCACGGGCGAGTTTCATGTCCTCGACTGTCCAGTCGGGGTTTAGCCTTAACTGCTCCGCAAATTTTGCAGCAATGCCAGACGCGTCTTTCTGCTTCTGGGCTTCGGCCTCAGCCCAACCCTTGCCTACTGCTCCTAGTACCCACATTTATCTATAGCCTCAAGTTATAGGGGGGTTGTGGGTGTTCGATTGAAACAACTTAGCCCAGTCAATGTTTCCAAGAGCGGTGCCAAATCCTTCGCCTGCGGCCTGAGTAGTTCTTTGCCAGCCCTGAGCCTGTTGACTAGACTGACTTAGGCCACTTCCCAATAAGTTGCCTGCGAGTTGCGCGAAGAGAGATGCGCCCGGCGCGCTTTGCGCCGATGTCTTATAGATTGCTGAGGGGTTGGTGCCAGCGTATGCAGCGGAGGGCAGATTAAGCGTTGATGCCATCCGTGATTGTGGGTTGATGTTGTCGTAGATTGCCGAATTGAGTGACATGTATGGCGCGTACCCCGTGGCTGATGCGATCTGGCCACGGTTTGCGGCTGACGCAACATTCCTGTCGTAGATACCGCTGGATGCGCCCAGGCCAGCGGCTTGGATTTCGTAAGGCAGAGAGGAGTACGTCTGAGATACTTCACCCAGAAGTTGGCCTCGGCGTGCCATATCGAAGGCCTGATTCTGCTGCTCCATTCCCTGCGCCCCGGTGATGTACTTAAGGGCTTCGTCGTATGCTCGGTCGTAGGTGGAGGCGTACTGATCAGCAGCTCGGGCGGTGATGCGCGCTAGAGTGTCTTCCGCGTGTGATCCGGGCCGGAAGTCTTCGCTGCCGATTGTGTCGCCGTACATTCCCTTACGCATAAGGCCAGCGACTGCTTCAGATGTGGTTGCCTTCGTCGCACGGTCTAAGGCCTTGTTGTAACCGACCATCCGTCTGATGGCGTCGTCTTCTACATCCGATAGATCAAAGAAACGTGCGGTACGGGCCGGGCCAAGTGAATCGCGGGCTCTGCGCATCTCGTCAGACAACTGCTGAGTGCGGCCAAGCATTGAATCCCGTAATCGAAGATCGAGATCGCGTTCGTCTTGTGCAAGTTTTTGCGCGGTTCGGAGCTCGTCTGTATCGAAGCGACGTTCACTCGCCAACTGGCCCTGGTATCGTCTGAGCTCTCCTCTATCTTCTATTCGTTCCCGGCCCAGATCTGATTGCAGTTTGCGTAACTGGGATTCAGCGAACTGCCGTTCTTGGCGTGATAGGTTCTGGTTCTGGAGTAACTGACGGATCTGGAATTCGCGCTCTTCTTGGGCGACTGAATCCAGATCTCTCTGGCGTTTCAAGGTGTAGTCGCGCTCAGCCGCCTTGATCTTTCGGATCATGTCGTTCTGGGAGCGGCTATATGCCCGCTCATCAAAAGCGATTCGTCTATTTAACTGATCACTTTGGAATTGCCTGTTTTTGTATTGGCGGTCCAGGTCCAGTTGATCCATCATGTGGTTCAACATCGCTGAGCCCATGCCGCGATTTTGGTAGATGAGGTTGTACAGCGCGGCCTCGGATTTCGCCTGCTGGCCTAAAGATGCGAAGGTGCCGATCCCCGAAAATACAGCGGGTAATATTGATGCCCAGCCCATGATTTAGTTCCCTTGGTCTGGTTTAAACGAGTGTGCCAAACGCGCTACTGGTTGTTGGTGTGTCGTCTTCTTCTTTCTTTTTGATCAACGCCTGGTATTCAGCCGCTGTCATTGGCCCACCGAGGCCAAAAGATCTTGGCAGCATTCTTGAGTCGGCAGCCTGTTCAGCCGCAGACTTGGCGCTGGCATCAGCGCCCAGACGATCACGCTCTTTTGCGATCTGAGCGAGAATTAGATCGAGTTCATCGTAGGCGGAGTCAGCCCCGTAGAGTTCGATATCCCCACGGAGACGTTCTAGTGCATCTGCTGACGCGTCTAGTTGGCCAGTGTTGTAATAGCCAAGTTTGGATTGGCCGAGCATACTGCGGGCACGCGACTCAAGAGAGCGCCGCTTGTTCATAAGATCTTGGACGCGCGCTTCAACGGCTGAGAGCTGGTCGTCAAATGCGTCAGTGGCGTCTCCCGCGCGGCCGCCTGTGTACTCTGCTGCGTCGCGCCGGTTGTCTTCAATCTTACGCATCAAAGCGTCGAGCGCGCTTTCATCGTATATAGGTGTTCCAGAAATTTTCGAGCCGTACGCTCCAGCATCGGAAATAAGCGCGTCAAGTTCGGATTTTCTCCTGGCAATGAGTGATGCGACCTCATCGTCAACGCCGCCGAGCGTGCTGAGCGCTTTGGAGAAGTCGGTTGGCAGCAATGATTTAAACCCGCCGATGTCTTCTCTTAAGATGTCGGCTTCATCTTCGAGATCTTGTATTGATCGCAGATCTCGAGTATCGAGGTAACGCCCAGATCTCTTGTAGCCAGCAGCGATATCGCGGAATCTATCCTGAGCGTCTTCTATTCGGCGCTCCTCTTCTTCTCTTTCTTGCAAGAGCTGGGCAATGTCGCCGGAAATATCCTGACCCATCTCTTGTTGGGTTGAGAAGTCGAACGGCAGCAGTGAACTAAATCTCTTGGCGCCGCGTTCTGCGGTCCTGAGTTTGTCCTCCATTGCTTCGAGTTCATCTAAATGAGAGATGTTGTATCCCCCAACATCTTTCTCGTATCCGGCCAACAGGTCGTCTAGGTCTTCACCGTAGGTTTTGATTCGCCCTTCTTCTGTTACTCTGTCGTCGATCAGTTGGTCGAATCTTCCACGCAGGGTGTCATAAGAGGTTTTTTTCTTCCCCTTCCAGTCAGACGGCATGAATTTGTTGTCTTTGAACCTAGCGGTCTGAGATCTTTCATCTCCGAGTAAATCAATAGAGGAGTAGACGCCGCCCCCCTTAAGCGCGTCGCTAATATCGTAGCCCCGATAGGCACGCTGCAAAGCCCTGATGTCATCATTTTGCTCATCTCTAAAGGCTTGCCAGGCTGATTTCTTTGTGGTGTGATCACTGTGCAGTGTGTTTGCGCGCTGAACATTCCCAGAAATAAGCGAGCTGAGGTTCGACGCATACGATTCATCAGCGGGGGAGTGGATGTTCCACATGCTTGAGAAATCGTATGTGTGCTGCCCGCCCCATGGGGTTTGTACGGTGCGCTGTGCGGAAGGACGAGATCCCTCCGGTCGGGAGAGGCCAGATAGTGCCGACTGTCTTTGCTCTGATGCGGATTTAAGACCGGTCAGGTTTCCGAGGGAGGCCGTGTAGTCAAGGCCAGACAATTTTGTCTGCGCCTTTTTAGCCTCGTCCTGTAAGCGTTCGAGGTTCCTGTTGTAGCGGTTCGTCTGAACTTCCCATGGATGCACTATGGCCCATTGTGCATTCAGTGCCGCTTGTCTGTTATCGCGAATCCACTGATCTTTTTTCGCTTGATCTGCCCATGGATCTTTCGATCCGCCGCCGCCGCCGTATAAGCCCATAACTAAGCCTCTTTTCTCATCTCGTGGTGTTCCTTAATCCAATCTTCAAGTTGCTCTTCATTGTCTCGGAACTGGTTAAATTCAAATATTCGCTTGATCATATTGCGGGCATGACTCATCCCCCCGCAGATCATCCCCACCGTGATAAAGGTGTTTACGGCCATCCGGTAAACAAAACCAAATACCTGCTCCTTGGGGACTGAGCTTTTGGCCCAGTCGTTGCTGACATCCCAAAGAAGGATGTCTACGCCCGCCGATGCGGTTAAAACGTCTCTGTGTTTCTGGTAAAACGGATTGAGTTGCATATCTACAAACATTCGATACAGCAGTTCAGACATGTCTGAACCCATGTTTTCAGAATCTCCATCAACAAGATCATCAGCGAGGCGCATCATGCGGCCAAGAATGTGGCAAAACTGGATTGCTTCTTCGTCTCCGCACGCCAGCTCGATGTGCATATCAATGAGTGTTACTTCTCCCATAATTAGTTCAGTCTGCTGGTTGCAACAGTGACGGCAAGATCTGTTGGATTCGAGGCGCTAGTAATCACGTACCCGATCTTCTTTGCGGAGGTGGTTGAGTCGACCTGAATAGCGGTCGCGAAAGTGCTGGTTATGCCAGCGGAAGAAGCGGAGTAAGTTGTGCCAACAGTTGCGCCGTCGACGGTAAGTTGCACTACGCAAGTGCCGGATGTTAGTGCGATGTGGATGGCGTCGAGATTGATCTTTTGCTTGAAGATCGTCTTGATGTTGTAGCTTCCATCCTTGACGATGTTGTCCGCGTTTGGGTTGTGGAGCATGATCGCGCGGGCAATGGGGGTTGTTCCGCCCGTTGGGGGAGCGGAGAAAGAGATTGTGGGAGCAGTATCGTATCCGACACCCCCGTCGGTCAGTGTTATTGTGTCGACAATACCGCCATTGATGGTGCAGGTAGCGACGGCGCCAGTGCCACTTCCACCAGTAAAGGTGATGATGGGCGCGGAAGAGTAAAGACTTCCGCCATTTTCAAGGATTATCTGATCAACCGAAGTGGTGCCTTTGGGGTGCGCATGAAGGGACTCAGAGCTGAGCGTTGTTGGTAGTTGTGCTTCTGGGATGCGTGCGTTGGAGTCGAGGGATGCAACACCGTTTGCAACACCTTTGGTGGAGACGGCGACAACGCTGCTTAAGTCGACTGATTTATATTCGAGCGCGGTTCCCGTACCATTAACATGGAGCGCGTGATTCGCATTCGATGCGGCGAATACTGGAAGTGAAGATTCCGGGCTGGTAGTCAGCCACTGGGTTCCGTCATAGAACTTCAGCTTGTTTGGGGACGACGAGGTGTCGTGCCATAACTCCCCTGTAGCCGGAGCGGTGGGCGTGGTTGCGCTCGATGTCAGTTTTGCCTTGGCCCCGAGGTCGGTGGTTAGCGTGGCGACCTTGCCCTGGGGAATTTCGTTGGCGTCAATCGTAATTTTGCCGAAGTCGATTAAGCCGGTTGTCGTGTCACAGAAATTGGCCTGGAGCATTAGCCCGGTCACGACCTGAGAAGATACGTTCTCGACAGTTAAGATGGTGACTGTATTGCCGGATGAGACTGCTGTGTTGAATGTAACTGTGTTTGACGTCGCGCTTGATGTGTAGTCGTAAGATCCCCCAGATCTCTGGAGTATTCCGTTCTTGTATACGTTTAATTGAGTGTCATCGTCGTGAACAAAGGCGAATACAGACTGTGATCCAGTTGTTACAACATCTGTACGGGTGTAGCCAGTGATGGCTGTGGTGCGGACCTTGAATATCGTGACCACGTTACCGGCGGTTAGGCCGGTATTGAAGGTAACAACTCCCGCGCTGCCGGTTCCGCCAGTTGCGTTGGTGGTGTAGTCGTAAGACGAGCCTGACCGTTTTAGAACACCGTTTACATAGACCAGTAATTCATCGGTCGATTCGTGGGCGTAATCAAAATCCGTCTGAGAAGCGGTGGCTGTGAAGTCGGCGCGGCCATGGAAGATCGGCGCTCCGATTTCACCGACGTCTGACCCTGCTGCGCCCGTGATTTCCGACAGCGGGACAATAGTTATCCAGCCGGTTTCCGAATTCGTGTAGGTGCCAACCCGGTACTGGATTCCCGCAGAAGAATCTTTGCGGAGCTCGATGGGGCCGTCGAATACCCCGTCTTCATCAAAAAGAATGTCGAGCAGCTCGGCGACAGTCTTATCACCCAGTTCTGCGGAGTTGAGATATCGAACGATACTCTCAAACTCGGTGTTGATATTTCCCGTAGAACCGTAGTTTTGAGGGTACTGTTGTCTAAGTCGTGCCATATTAAGTCTCGCGTATGTTTATAGCGAATCCAATCAGACGGAAAAGCCCTGCGGCTTTGGTCGTGAATTTGAGCTGGATACCTCGAAATCGGGTATCGAATTTGCGTTCATATTGTGCGGATAATGGCACGCTACCTACAAATGTGTCGTCCGCACCAGACGGCTCAACATCGAAAAATAATGAGCCAAGATCTCGGCCGTTTTCGTCTACTGCTTCGACTGTTAAATTGCCAGTTCCTTGGGCCTGAATAGACAGGCTGTAGCAGTCTTTCGTCTGGGTTAAAGACCCGCACCAGAGAATGGGCGTCTGGACCACCATCTCCGGGCCAATGTCAGTGATGTCCTCTACTTTCCTTACGTTGTACAAACCGCCTGGGGTTCCCAGTGCAAATTGACCCCCAAGAAAAGCGCCGCATCTGGCTTTCACAAAGTCGCCGGTGCTCCATTTAATGGAAGTTTCTGATTGGGGGTTCAGGGTTAATGTCAGTTTTTTTGTGTCCTGGCCGCCAGCGATGGGGAAGAAGACGTGGTACTGCCCCTCGTCCTGGTCGAATACAGCAGAAATGTCCTCGACGTTTTCAACTTGAGACACTAGGTCTCGGTAAATGATCTCAACCCGGTCAGACATGGACTGGCTGTACACCATGATTCCGTTGTCTTCTGACCGCTTAATTGAGTGGATGCCGGATCTGGAACAGAACAGCAGGTCTGTTCCCGCGTGCGCAATACTGTTATGCGAGATGGTTCCAATATTGATATTGGCCCGATCATCCAGATACCAGTTAGATATGCTGGGGTCGATCGCGTAGATGAAGGTACGGTCTTGGGTGAAGATTGCCAGGCGGTTTTGCTCGAAACTGGAGATGCCCGTGATCTGGTCTGCGGTGCCGAGTATATTTGCGATGTTTATATACCCGGCGCGAAGTGCGCTTACTTCATCATCTGCTTCATCGTCTGGGAAGACCCCTTCGTTATCGACGCGGGATAGATGGACTTCAGTTTCCTTGCCAGGGATTCCCGATACGGCCAGTCGTCTCTGGATCGAGGTGAAGTATGCGGGTGCTAGATTCGCAAGCGCTGGGGACTTGGTGGCCTCCCATTTTGCCCCGTCAAAATTGTACGGGGGCAGGGCGGCTGCTCCAAAGTGGACCTTACGATTGAATACCGTGCTGGAAACACGGGCGTTGATTGGGTACTTTGCGATTCTGATGCTGTCATCAGTGTTAAATGCTATTTCCCCGCCGGTTTTCTCTGCCCAGGCTAATTTGTTTGGGCCATAGAAAGTAACGTGGTTTACTTGGTATTCTCCAATGCGGTGTTCTGCGCCTGGATCTCTTGTTATCTGGCCGCGCCAATCACAATACCCGTTGTCCAGACGAATAAGGGATTGATTCTTTCCGGTGTCCTGTGATCGGGCATCTCTTGAGCTGTCGAGTCCTGAGAATGTCTCGTAAGCGAATGTCTTAACCGCGACACCGGAACGAGATTTCGTGCCGGTACTCATTAGCTAGATGAGGTAGTCGTGGTTTTTAGGTCTAGCCCGGTTATTGGACTTGTCTTTTTAGCGCCAGCCCTAGTTGTGCTTAGGCCGGATTCATCGACCCGTCTGAGCCGAATTGCGGTATTTCCTCCGCCGCCGCCATTTACCGTGTCTACGCGGTTCAGACGATCCCATAGTTCTTTGTTAAGAACCTGGTAATACATCGGCGCGTAAACCTGGATGTTGGCGCTTCCTTGCTGGATGGCGTACTGCATAAGAAGACCTTGAATCATGATGTTGTCGTTTATTTCCCGTATGTCCTGGGGATGCCTGTAGTAGTCCAGCTCTGTGGAATCCCAGTACGGGTGATTACGAACTTCGTCTATGGTCTGATTGCCAAACTCCAAGAACATCAGGATGACATCCCCGTCTGAGCTTGCTGGGTGGAAATCGCCGAATCGTCTGAGAGCTGAGTGAGCCAATGATTCCAGAGGGCTGTAAGTGCCGGGAATCTGGGGGTTCAGTATTCGGTCTTCTGCCATTTGCTATACCTTAAGTATTCGACCGGTCAGGAAGAAATGATGCTTCTCAAAGTTCTTTGTCTGATCGGATCTCACTCTCCATGTCAGACGGCCATCGGTTTTTTTGCCTTCGCAGATCCATCCCCCGCCTGGGTAAGCGACATCGAACATCATAGGCTCCGGTTCTTTGGATACGTATTCGATGAAAGATGGTTCTTTGGGGGTCTCTTTTGCTGCTTTCTTCTCTTCAGTCATGCTCAATCCTCATAAAAAAAGGGCCACGGCAAAATTGCCGTGACCCTTATTAAGCCCAAAAAACTGGGTAAGGTCGTCCCTAGAACTTAGGCCAGAGCCGTCCAGTTTTTGATGTGAGCGTGGACCTTGTCCTGCATGAGTTCCAGACCGCATTCGGTCAGGTACTCATGTTTCACCGCATCTTCATCCGGCGCCTGACGGCCTTTCAGAAGCTGGGTATCGCGGCCTTTGAGGTAGCGATATCGGACCCACGGAAGATCAACGATGACCATGGAGTTTGCCATGCCGGGGATCTGCCGGAACTGCGGGTGGAGATGGACCATCAGGTCTCCTGCGAAGGTAGCGTAACGGGTCATGGAGACGCCGTATGCACCATCGACAACGGTGGGCTGCCACCGATCTTTACCCATCTTCTGCATCAGCGAGCAGACACGAGCGCCACAAAAGGCGATCTTCTGCTTGGAACCAAATGCGAAAATGGTTTCGATCAGCGCCTGGTCAAACTCATCTTCCGTGATGCCGCCGGAGCCGTAAGGCGAGGCGTCCGCATCCAGTACGGTCGTCATCGAGTTGAGGAGTCCGCCAGTGTAGCGGGTGGGTTGAGCGGTAGTACCGCTGGCCTCGTGCTTCTTACCCCAGAACATGGCGCGTTCGATGTCGCTCATGTGGAGTTTGAGGCCTTTCTGGGTTACTTCGTCTTCTTTGTCACCAGTCCGCAGGTACGTCGCACGCAGAGTTTCAGTGACCTTGAAAGCGGTTCTGAAGATCTGGGTGTAGTTCGACGCAGCCGTCGCATCAAATGATACGGCTGTCGGGCTGGTGGCCCCTTCCTGAGCTGCAAAGCCAGCAACAATCAAATCATCGTCGTCTGAGATAGTGAGAGTCGTGCCCCCAATATTTCGAGCAACGGTGATCGCAGTTGCGGTGGTTGCGTCAGCAGAAGCCTGCATGACCTCACCCGTGTTCACGTTCACGATGATTGCACCGTCAATGACGAACTTGGTGGTGTCAGACGAGTCAACGGTCAGCGCGGTTGCGGTAGCGTTGTACCCGCCGCTGTTGTTGATTTTCATTTTTCGCTCAGGCATCTCATCTCGAAAATGCTTAAACTCGGGGTCATCTGTTGCTTCACCCTGAGTCATGGCGAGAAGAGCGTTCAGCGGCGCAGAACCATTGGGTTCCAGCAGCGTGAACAACTCACGGTAGTTTTTGGGGCGGAAGTCGACGCCAAATTCGCCTGTGCCCCGTAAACCTTGAATAGCGGCCATAGTAATGGTCTCCTATATAAAGTGGTTAAACGGTTTTTTGCGATTTGCCGTCTGCGGAATGTCCGTCGCAGGTTCGGGGTACGCTTCAAATCAGGAGCCGTAGCGCCTGATAGGTGGATTTAACACCTTAATGAAAAAGTTTTCGTCCCTAGTTAGTGAATCGACCCCGATCCATCCACGGAGGAGGGAGCGCGGGGTGAGGTTGTAGGACCGGGGCCGATTCGTTAGAGCGGTTGATTTCGTTGGGAGAGCGTCGCCTGAGCCAGACGGTTGAGCGTGTCATCCATTTCGTCTGTTGGTTCCGCTGCCGTTGTGGACGTTGATGGGGAATCTCCCATTGTTCCGGTATACGCGGTGCGGCGTTCGTTTATTGATCTCATTCGGTCGTATTCGCCAGACTTTAGCGAGTTAGCGAATGCTTCTGCGACGCGGACTGTCAGGTCGGCATCCACAAAGTCTTCCGGGGTGAATCCCATCTCTGTTGCGAACATCATAAAGTCCTGGCCCGCCTCGTCTGGGAGGCCGACTTTGGCCTGGGCGCGATCCAGATTGTTGGCGATCTGCTGACGAGACGCCATCTCCGCCTGCTGCGCGGCGCCGGATACTGTTTGCTGGGCGGCGTCTCCAACGGCTTGGGTTCCCGCAACAACCTGCTGCATCATCTGCTGGGTCCGCAGCTGCATCTCTTGCAGGGCTTGCATGTTTTGGGCAATGGCGCGGTAGCCAGGGGGTGCTTTGACCGCGTTCTCTTCTTCCCAGACTTTGAGCGCGTCGTTTCCAACGTCCTCGTTAATTTCTGGATTACCTTCGGATCCGACTTCGCCGCGTTGTGAAGCTTCTTCTTTCTTGGCGGCGTCTATCATTGCCTTGGCTACGTCTGCTGCATCGCCGCCGTATCTCTCCATAAGGACATTTGCCACATCGAAGACCGGCTTCATCTGGCTGTGCTTATAGTTGAGGTCGCGGTATCGGCCAAAGGTCGATGCGATCTGGGCGTCGGTAAGTTTGCGCTTATCTTTATCGCCGAAAGCAACTTCATACGTCACCGGATCAGCCTTCATTTTGTCGGCTTCGGTTTCCGGGGCGCCTTTTTCTGCGGCTTTTTCTTGCTCGGTCGGGCGGTCTTTGTCCTCAGTAGCGCCCAGGGGATCTGGTGCGGTTGAGGGGGTTGCAGGGGTGGGTTCTACCCCCATTGCTTGAGCAGCCATACGATCGACGTTAGCTACCTGTTCTTCTTTACTCTCAGTCTGTGCCATGTGGTTTCTCCGGTTCGGCCTTAGCGGAATTTAGAGCGACCTCATTCTCCAGACGGAGCTTCAGTCGATCAGGTAAATCGAGCAATCTCTGTGCGGCCCAGATTGCTCCTCGTCGGAAATTGATCTCTTCAATCTCCATCTTTCTGTGTTCGGCGATTTGGTTGGCCGCCGACATGATTTCTTGGGCCATTACTTCTTTTACGTAGACCCACCCCTTTGATCGCTCCAACGACTCGATCGCCTTCAGTGCTGCTTGCTGGTTCATTCATCGCTCCGTGTCTCCGTAATTTTGTCTGGAATGCTAGGTTTTTTCGTCCCCGTTACCGTTATTTCTTTTTACGCTCAAATCCGTTGGGTATGAGGTAGCCCAAGATCAGGGGAATGAGAATGATGCCCGCCAAAAGCCAGCCGCCCGCTTCGATGACTTGGCCCATCAGTGGCCAGAAGCCAGTGATTGGCGCGTCGCACTGGCTTCCATCTAAGCCAGTTGTGAGCAGGCTTGTGGTTCCGGCCCCAAGGGCCGCCCCAACCGCCGCTCCGCCGGGGCCGCCAACCAAGCCACCGACGCCAGCCGCCACGCCAGAGACGCCAGCGGTTTTTAGGGCCGCACAGCCAGAAAGGAAGGGGAGGGCGAGAAGGGCTACTTTGGCTTGCACTTGCACAGACTCATACTGGTGTGCAAGCGCTTGACTGCGAGACTACCGACGTTCGTGAGAAAGAAGGGGATGAACGCGTGGACGGA